CTGAGGTCTTGTTGTCAAATGACACGAGAGAAATAAGCTTTCTCAAGCTTCCAGGTTAGACCATATTGGGACTAAGTACCGTTCAATATTGGGGGCCTTTCAAAAAGAAAGGTCTACTCATATCTTTTAGATATTGAGATCCCATACGATTGATACTTGCCGATGAAGTCTTTAATGGAGCCTTATACTTATAAGTTAAGGATTCCACCTCTTGAAGAATAGAGTAAGCTTCAGATAATGTAACTTTTAAAGTTTTAGCGTGATAAATCAATCTTGATTCAACACGATCTTCAACTTCAAAAGGATCCACTAATTGAGATCTAGTATTATCTACTAGAGCATCCATTAGCCAACCTTCTACAGTATTCTGCAGAAGGGGATCTGTTACATTAGGGATTAATAATCGCCCTCATTTAGACACATCATCAAGATAATCTCTTGATAATATTCTAATTGAGTTCAGAGCGGTTTGAAGGATTCCAGCAACAATTAAATGTTCTGACTCATCAAACCACTCTTGGCGATTATCGTCCTTTGACCAGGTAGTATCTGGGTTTAAACCCAAAATACTATCTCTAGCTAAGACTAATAATGAACGAGTTGGAACTGAAAATTTTTCAGTTTCAATGTCTCATAAACAACCCAAATTTGGGTTTACGAGACTTTTCATTATTATACTATGCTCTATGTTTTTACATAGACCTAGTAGTCCGAAGCTAGATGCCATCAAGGAGAAGTCCTTAAAACTATAACCTGTCTTGAAATTATTTAAGACAGTGGATACAGAGCTAAGATTATTCAAATAACCTAATCTAATTCAATTATAAACATTGTTTATACGATTAGATAAGGAAATATTAGAATTAACTTGGGAGTAAGTTAAACCACTCACCAAGACCTCTCCTATTACGGTTCTCTTAGCAAACTCGAATACCGGGCGATTAGGAGAAGTAATAGATTTAGATAAATTAATTTCTAAACCTAACTTCTTCATCACGTCCAAGTACCGATATGCTAAAAGATCATCGAAGATGACTATGTCATCTCCGAGGACTTCGTATCTATCTTCTCAATTTCAATTACCTTTTACAAGGTAAGAGCAGTATTGCATTACTCAATGATGAGTAATAGCAAGACCAGCTCAAGAAGATAGACAACCCATAGGTTGACCGACAGAATACCGATAACAAGTATCCTCTAAAGAAAATTCTTTTTGAGTTACCTTGTTAAAGGAAAAATCTCGATCAACCATGACTGCTTGCCAACTAGCAGAAATACCATTAAGTCCAAAAAGGGACTCAATAATATTACCAGTTAGTGTCACAGGAAGTCGGTCAGTGGCAGCAGATAAATCAAAGCTATAAGCTTTGTTATATTTAACTGCCTTCTGACTACATCTGGCTACGGAAGCATCTTGATCAAAGGTCCCATCATTCGGAAGAAGTCTAAGTACTCGAAACATTGCTAAATGCAAAGGTTTCATAATACTTTGGGTCACGGAATCAACTAGAGCAAAAACTCTAATCTTTCCCGCTGGCTCCTTCTTAATCGCGAACTGACCAAACGGAGTTACCATGGATTTCTTAAAATTAAAAGAGTCCTCTGGTAACTGCTCTAAAATTTCTTTTGCGTCGTTAAGACGAGTTAGAAATTGAAGAGTATTCCATTTTTGAGAGATAATATTTAAATAATCTAAAAGATTATAATAAACTTTGTCTCCCGTCGGGTGAGCTAGTAAGAGATAAATATCTCCTAAAACTCCTAATGCTGAATTAACATTAGAAGGACTAGCCTTCCCCGAAAAATGGAATGTGGTCGGTGCGAGATTTTGTTTTAAGGCAATAGTTGAAATGAACGTAGGTCATTTAGTACTTAAACTAAAAGACTCAAGTTCAGAACGAAACTCCATATCCCCCGAAAACGGGGCTGTGATAGTTTCAATTTTCAATTTACCGGGTATTTGTAATACCCGATAAATCGAAAATAAACTATGTCAAAACCGAATGACACGATGATTACCTAGTCTCATCAATTGGCGATCCTGTTTATTTATAATAGCAGGAAAACCATTAATGACTCTAGGCAGAGGAAGATTGGGCTCAATCTCACGAAGAGATTGAACCTTATCATCCCCTAGTTGTTTTTGCAAACAAACAGCACAGGCTTTCATTCACTTGATAGTGAAAGTTGACCCGTGATTTTTATTCATTTTAAAAATAAATTGAATAAAGTTGTTTGCAACCGTTAGTCTTCCCTGGATACCCTTAATAGAATCAAAACATAAGATAATAATCTTAGGTAAAAATTTTATTAAGATGGAGAAGGTTTTCTTCTCCATTGGTAGTACCATATTTCTCAGAGTGTATTTAGACTTAAAATTCAATATAAATTCTATTGATTTCATAAATTTAAATATTCTCCAATTAGGCGCAGTAAGTCCTTAGAGTAATTCTTTGTACTTGAGTAAGACCACCTTTTAGAGATGTAACCTTATTTAGTTATGAAGCCCGCAAGGGCCTCAGGGCTAAATAAGATCTTTAAAAGGCCCAAAACATATAGTCCTAGAAATAAATCTAGCTTATATGTCTTGGGGTCTATTACTAAGGAACAAAGACACTTCGAAGAACTCGAACCGAAAATACGATTTGGTTATTCCAAAAAGGGACCTAACTATTAGGTCCAGGTATAACTAAACCTGTGATAAAAAGGACGAAGTCCAATTTGATCAGGGAGGCTTATTCAGAATAATCTTG